TTCTACAATTTGATAGTATCTTATTTTATTTAATTGTTTTCTATCGAAACTTTTTATTTTGTTAAACATACCTTTCATATTTTTTCTATGACGTTTAAAATAATACATATTTTCATAAGGATTATATTCTTTTTCATTTAAATAATACACGTATCTTTGTTTTCCATCTATTCTTTTTTTATCACTTTCGTTTATATCTTTTGAAAATATTTTTTTATACAATTTGTTTATTATTTTATCTTGGTCGTATAAAGTATCAAATTTAAATTTTTCATCATAATATTTATTTTTTTCAAAAATCATATGATACTCATATTTAAACTTATTTATTTGTTCTTCATTTAATAATACAGTTGAAAATATATTATTTCTATCTTTACATCCAGTCATTTCTTTTAATTTCAATAATAATCTTAATTTTTGAGTATTACTTGAAGTTTTAGTTAAAATAAATTCTTCTTGATTATTTATTTTTTCTAATAAAACATTATCATCTAATTTATCAAAGAAGAATTGTTTAATATTTACATATGTTTGAACGAAATTATGGTCTTTAATAATTTCAAAATTTTCATTAACAACACTATCATACATATTCATACCAATAATATCTAAAATTCTTTTGTTTCTTTCTTTTGTGAAAAAATCTTTAGGTGTTGATTTTGTGCGTTCTACAAAATGTTTCTTTATATCTTTTCCAAGTCTATAAGTCTTTAAAATAAAACCTCTTTCTTCTAATAGTTTTAACATATGACAGAATTTATTAGTATTATAACAAGCATCTTCATATTCAAATTTAGAAAATAATTTTATATATTTTTTTTCAATATTTTCATCAATCATTCTAAAATTTGTTTCAATTAAATTATTTTGGTTATTTATACCATAATCAACAATTTCAATATTTCTTTTTAAAACTTCATCATAAGTAATATTATTAGGTTGATATTCTTTTTTTGTGAAATGAAAATATAAATTAGTTATATTTCTACATCTCGCTACCTGTTGAACCATTTGTTTCGTATTGATAGTATGTTCTTTATAAAAACAATACACATTTCTTTTCATTGATGAATCAATACCATAAATAATTTTAGGAGAATAAATAATTTTATTATGTTCGTCAAAATTGTAATATTCATCAGTATCGCTTGTAATACATACAACGTGTTTATCTTCTAAATTATATATAATAATGTCTTTTATACAATCAATAAAATTACAACCTGAATCCATTAATTCTAATAAATAATTATATTTTTCATCATCCACTTTCAATTTAATAATTTCTAATAATTTAGAAGTAATAAGTTTTTTAGGTTCATTATATAATAATTCTTCATAATTTTCAAATGATTTCAAATAGTCCATTATTTTAGAAGTAATAAAATTTTTACTTGTATCATCTAATATATCTTTTTCACACTCATTTTCTTCCATATTTTCAAATTCTTCTATTATTTCTTTATGAATAATATCAATAGTTTCATTATTTAATTTTTCTTCAATATACTCTGCTGTTTTTTTTGAATCACAACATAATAAAAACTTGTCTTCTTGTTTTAAAAAATTAAAAAATACATCTTCTTTTTCTATTTCATAAGCATTTACACCTTTGTTATGTTTGTAAGAATTTTCAAATAAATTATATTCTCTATCAATAAAAGTTGAAATAAATTCAATTGATTTATTAGTAATATCAGCATCGATACAAATAAAATTTTTACATTGTTTTAATATTTCAATAAATCTTATAAAAATCAAAATTCTATTTTTTTTTAAAGTGGAAGATGTAAAAAGATAATGAATTATTGACTCAAATTCATCTAAAACTAATATGTATTTAGATAAATCAATATTGTTACGTATTCTTAATATTGAATCTAATTGAATAACAATATTATCTTTATTTTTAATATAATCTACATATTCATAATAATCACATTTCAAAAAATCATCAGTATTGAAATTATTATATTGTTCTTGTCCTAATGACCTACGCGATACTATTGAAATAAAAATATCATTTGTTTTATGTAAAAAATGTTTGACAGATGTCGTTTTTCCTGTTCCTGTATCGCTTTTTATAATATAATTTATGTTTTCTTCAATAAAATCATATCCTAATTTTTGTTTATTTATTTTTTGAGATTCTAAAGAAAATTGAGGAAGATGTTTTAAATTGTAATATGACCTAAAATTTTTGTTGTTAAATAAATCAATTAATAAATTGATATTACATCTATTAGGATTTACAGAATTCCAAATTTTAATGTTTTCATTTAAATCATATTCATCTCTTTTTTTATTAAATTCATCCCATAAATCATAAGCATCTAAATATTTCATTATGGTTGTAAATTTCCAAAATTCAACATCGTTAAAGAATGTAAGTGGTTTTTCATCTAATATTTGTTTTAAATGACTTTTTGGAATAAATAAATTTTTATCTTTTTTAATTTTTACATCTTTTATTGTAATATTAGAATCTATTTTTTTTTCTTTCGTTTCAAATTTAGTATTATCATAACCATTATCTAATAAAAATTTTTTTACATCTTCAGGAATTTTTGAAGGAATCAAATCATTTTGTCCTTCATATTTTTTATCTTTGAATTTAGAACCATCAAATATAATATATCCATTGTCTTCGTTTCTTGTATCTACTTGAATTTTTCCATTTTGTCCTTGTTTGATATCTTTGTCATATAAATAAAATAGATGAATACCTCCTGATGCTGATTTTTGCCAGTATGTTGTTTTACATAATTCATCAATATCAAAATCAAATTTGAAACCTTCTTTATGAATATCTAAATCAACAACAGTTAAATTATTTGTTTTACCTGTTCTTATTGCTACATTATTACCTTGTTTTAAAATGGATTCAACTGTTTTATTGTTGTTTGTGTTTTTTTCTTTAGAGAATTTGTGTGTGGGTTTATTTTTAGTTCCCTTAACTAAAATAATTTTACTTAAACTGTCGAAAAATTGTTTATTATACATTTTTTTTTTTCAATTATATATATATATATAATATATAATATTTATTCTTTATATATCAATGAAAAAATTTTAATATATAAGGGAATATGGTTAAAATAAAAAAAAAAATTTACTTAATTTAAAAAAAAATTTCTATACATTTTTTTAAATTTCAAAAAATTTCTATACATTTTTAAATTTGATCTGATTTTCTTTTTTTATTATCGTGATATCTTTGTAATGCTTTCTCTCTATGTGTATCTTGATTTTTTTCATACCATTTTTTAGAGTTTTCTCTTTGTTTTTCTAAAATCTTTTCTTTATTTTTTTCTCGATATTTTTGAATCGCTCTTTTTTGAGCTTCAGTGTATGAACTTCTTACAATAATAACTTTTGGATCTTGATTATTTGAATTTGGGGTTTCCATTATTTTTAATGATATATATATATAATAGAAATTAAATGTTTATATATATACTATGAAAAAATTTAAATTTTAAGCCTGGATTGCACCTGAACCTACATCAATAGAGAAACTGTTTTCAAATTCAATAAATACATAGTAATCTACTTTTTTTTGTGAAAGATTTTCGCCTTGGATTTGGACTGATTTAGGTGTATCTCTTTCTAAATCAGTGCCTCGATTACAATCAACGTAATAATATAAATATTTTCTTCCCCAATCTGCTTGACCTATCAATCCTGATGTTAAACCATCAGTATGACCTCCATTGACAGAATTAGCACCATATACATAGTTATTGAAAATTTCAAATTCATATCTTCCATTCGTTTGAATTTGATTCACACCACCTACTTGAACGTTGAAATTTGTAATTTGTGCGAGTAAAGCAGTTGAACCTCCACCACAACACGACTGGGTTGATTGAAATTCTGCTACACCATTAGCATCTCCATTTGAAGCCTTTGGAAACATAGGCATAACTAATACTGATCTCACTCCACGAATACCACTCGTAATCAAAGTATTGAATTGATCTCCTCCATTTATATTAGTGATTCTAAAATTGTAAATATCAGTGTAAGAAATTCTTTTAGAAGAATTAGCACTAACATAAGAAGCCTCAAGAGATGGATTCATAACATAAGAAGGAACCCATAGAGAAACACTTGAAGGTAATCCTGATTCTGCTGTTCTTCCTGAAATTGTTGAATTCAAAGTTTTTCTACCAACAGCACAATCAACTATTACTTCACCATTAGCAGATAACATATCTACACCTCCATTATTTGCTTTAGTGCTTGCTACAATAAAAGGACATACACCACCATATTGAGATTTTAAAACTGATTCTTTTGTAATATTATTAGCATCTGTTTCTATTTTTTGAGTATGTTGATTGAAATTCAAGATAAATCGAAATTGAAGACCTTTAGCCAGAGGAACGTGATTAAAAAAGTTATGTAAATGTCTTAATTTAATAATAGCCATAACTTGAATCTCAACAACTGGAGAGTTTGGATTGCCTCCTGTTAATCTATATACTTGATTTTTATACAATTTGTTAGCGTTTGTTTGTGTTAAAAACGCACTTTGTATTGCTTCATCATTAGCACTATCACCATTAATAGCCTCTGTTGGATTATAGTTAATATATTTTAATCTTTCGTTAAATCCTTTATTTCCAATATTACCAACAACTAAATTTGTTTCAGCATTAGGGGTTAATAAATTTTGATTATTAACTGTGGTGTCTTTTGATCCTGAAGGATTTGATGCTGTAAAACTTGTCGCACTAAAAGCATCATCAGGATAAAATCCAATTGTTGAACCTTGTGATTTAACATCGTCCCAACTCAAAGAAGTCATAAGTTGAAAAGCGTTATACAACTCACTGAAAGGCGTATTTTGTATAATGTTCGTCCCATTTAAGTCGCAACTGAAACTGTGGATTAGAGAAGTATAAGAGTTTTTCATCCCAACTAATTTAGATTTTGCTGTTATGGTTGTTAATCCTGTGGTATGATTATTTGCTACGTTAGAAGCAGTAATTTTCAATGGAATACTTAAATATGCTTCTCTATAATTCATAAATCTATCACTCGTGGATAGTGAAGTTGTTTCTAAAGTTGATTGACCTGATTCATAGGCACCATTATTTTGGTCTAAAACTTGAAGCCATTTTTTTTCAGTCATAACTGAACTGGAAGGTGCTTCTTCCACACTTTGATTATAAACTACTAAATCTGCTGACATTTTTTATATATATATAATAATTAGATATAAAATAAAAAAAAATTTTTATATTTTTAGAAGAAAAAAAAACTGTTCTATTTTTTTAAAAAATTATATAATATAAATTAAAATTTTAGAACACTAATCTAATTTAACATAATGTTGCATCTGTTTTGTGGATGAACCCATATCTTCTAAATCTTCTTCTAAATCTTTCATTTTTTTAACTGTATCTTTATATTTATCAGTCAAAAATACTTTTCTAAACATATTTACAGAAAAATTAGGTTTATTCATAATTTTATGAAATCTTTGATTTACTTTGACAGATGTTAATTTATTACCTTTAGAATCAAATAATAAATATTCTGTTGGATTAACTCTTAACCATTTATTTAAAATTAATTTCAATTCTTTAGGAATATCTATTTTATCTTGCCCTTTTGTTTTACTTGTTTTGTAAATATTAAAAACCATTGTTTTATTTTTTATAAAATTATCTTTTTCTGTATCAATATTTTTTATTTTCATTTCTGTAAAATCTAATGCTCGTCTTGGTGGGATTAATGTAAATAATGCTAACATTACGAAATCTTGAATTTCTTGTAATTCTTTCATTTTTAGATCACCTTTTTTATAATTCACAGAAGCCCTTTTTTTCAGAGAAGTAAATATTTTTTTAATCTCTTCTTTTGTCATCCACGCTTGAGTCTCTTTTTCATTTTTATTTCCATTTTTTTTATCCTTATTGTAATTGTTAATATCTTTTAACATTTGTTCTTTAAACTTATCATCACCAGTAATGACTAATAAAGCACTTAATCGTGTTTTTCTAACAGAACCAGGCATATCTTGCAAATATTCTAAAATTTGTTTTGTTTTTTTGAAATCTTTTAGATCATTAAATTTCAAATCTTTAGAAATTGTTTTTAAAATAGATGTGTATGTCTTTACTGATTTTTCATTCAAATTAGGTCGTTTTTCCTTAATTAAATCACTTATAGAAACTTGAGAAATCATTTTATTATTTTATTATATAATTTAGTTTATATATTAATTTTTCTATAGTTTTTTTTATATTTTTTTTTTCTTGTATATATATATACACAAATAAAAATGAATTATAACTTTAAAAAAAACAAAATAAATGGAGATAGGGCTGAAAATGAATTCAAGGCTTTATGTATTCATTATAATAAAGAAATCAAAGATTCAACATTAGAAGAAGATAAATATAAACATATTGATTTTTATGTAAAATTAAAGAATAATATGAAAACTGTTGATGTTAAAAGTATTAAAAAAGTTTTTGGTGAATACAATAATGATTTATATTATATTGAATTAGTAAATGATTATGGATATCCTGGTTGGATTTATAGTAAAGATTTAGATTTAATAGCATTTGAAAATGTAAATGAATATAATATATATCGAAGAAAAGATATATTAGATTTTTTGGATGAAAAAAAAAATAAATATAAAGAAATAAAAAGAAAACTTCATTTTTGTAATACATATTCAAAATGTATTTTATTACCAAAAAGAGATATAGAATATTTCAAATATTATGAACTGGAAAAGACAAAATAGAATATAATACAACAAATACAATAAAATATGTATTTTTTTTATTATTTATATAACATCTTACACATCTAAAAACTTGTCTGTCGTTTGTTTCATTAAAAAAATATCTTGTTGAAAAACAAACTTTTATCATATGTGATGTATAAAACGTTTGATTACACATATCGCATTTTGTAATTAGATATTGATATATATTATATACTAATTCTATAGGAAGTTTATTCATTATATAAATTAATGTATATAAATTATCTACTGACACCACTCAACATTGATACTTTTTTTAATCTATGTGCTGGTGGAAGATAATGAGTCGCTGGAGGAGCGTCTAATCCTAAACGCTCTTGTCCTCCACCTAAAGATAAACCACGTCCAATTCGTCCTTTCATTACTGGACCTCTAATTGGGAGAGTTGTCATTGGTGGTCTAAATTCTTTTCTCAAATCTTTTGCTTTTTCTCGAATATCTTCTCTTATTTGGTCTTTAATACCAATTCTGCCTCCTGCTCTTAAACCATCACCTCCTGCTCGTAATCCTTGACCTAACATTTCTTCAACATCATCTAATGCGTCCATTGCTTCACCAATAGAACCACCTGCCATTAAACCAAGTCCTATCGCTTTTACAGCCATATCAATACCCTTATCTCCATATTTAGCATTTACTGCTGTTAATGCTGGAACTAATGGAGATGCTGGCGTTCCTGCGAGTGCTGTAATACCTGCTTGAATACCCATTTTAGAACCTGTTTTAACACCTTTTCTAATCATTTCACCTGCTTTTGTATCTTTAATATTATCTTTGTAAAATTTAGGTGCTTTTTTGATAGCCTTACCTGCTTTTTTAAATCCTTTCTTGATATCCCCAAATAAACCTGATCCACTCATTTCTTTTTTAACTTCATCATCATCTACCATATCTGGATTTTCATTTACTTGTATTTCTTCTTCATCTAATTTAAATTGTTTTCCTCTTCCTGAATCAAATGCTTTCGTAAGAGCATTATATTTATCAGGATGAACTAACATAACTGTCCCTTTACCTTCCATTGCTCTATTTTTTTTAGCGAGTCTAACAGAGACTCCTTTTCTTAATTTTGCTTTTTGTGCTGGACTTAATTGTAATCGAATAACTCTCATATTTTATATATAATATATTATTAGATATTTATATTGTTAAAAAATTTATATTTTTATTTTATTATGTTATTATATAATATAATGTGTATAAAATGTATAAATTACGAAAGTTTGAACTGTATTTTGAATTTTTTATTATTAATCTCAAATTCAATGTCTATGGTGATAACGTGCTATAATTTACAAAATGTTGAATCTTCTGTTGAATTTATTTTAATTTTAGTATCTTTAGGTGTTTCAATGCTTTGCGTTGCTATAAAACAAAGTATGAAATTAGAAAGCATAATAAAAGAAGAAAAAATAAAAAATTTGATAAAAAAAAGAGATAATATTGATGAATTAATAGAAGAATTATTTTAGTATCCTAACTGTAATAGAATGGTGAAAATTTCATTAGACTCTAATTTTGATATATGACCTGTTGATGATAATTTCAATAATAAAACTTTGAATTCTTTTATCATATTTTCGTTATCATTACCAGCCATTATCATACCACGCATAACATTAAATTTATTTATATCACTTTGAATTTTAGATAATGTTGGACTTGGAATTTTCAATCTATCATTAATACCAACTTTTTCAGCCATTTGTGAAAGATAATCTTTTTCATCATCTTTTAATTCATCAACATCTTTAGGATTTACTGATTCACCTGAAATAAAATCATCCATAATTTTTTTCATAACAGATGACATTCTTCGATTTTCTAAACCTTTTATAGGAAATCCTTTCTTACTTCTAAATTGCAACTTTCCACCTTTTAATTGTTTTAAATCTAATTGATATTTTCCAAAAGGTAAAAACTTATTCATTGGATCTTGTCGATTCACATAAGAAATATTATGAAGTTTATTAATTTTGTAATTTGAATTAATATATTTATTTTCCATATTTATATATATATTAATTTATATATTTTTTTTTAGTATTTTTTTTGTTCTAAAATTTTAAAATTTTTATATAAATAAATTAAAAAAATAGAACAATTATAAAAATAAAATATCTTTATCCAAACCTATTTTATAACAATAATAAAAACAGTCAAAATTACAATTAGATTTATAATTTAAATCACCATCTCTTATAAAATGTATTCTTTTTTTAGGAATAATTATTTGTATTTCATCCTTAAATATTTTCAAAGTTTTAGTATTTAATTTAGATGAGGGCATAATCATAATAAAAGGTTTTTTAAGTTCTTTTAATCTAATTAAAATTTCTTTATACATTGTAAAGGGTGGATTAGATACTATTATATCACCTAAATCGTGTTTAAAAAAATCAATTTCTTGATGTATTACATCAAAACCTAACTCTTTCAAATAATTACCACTTTTACCATCACAGTAAAATGCTTCCCATATCTTTTTATTTTTAGGTATTAAATGTTTTATATCTTCCCACGCGTATTTAGGTGTTATATAATCATCATATTTCAAAAATGATTTATGTTGAAAATTAGACATATAAAGTATATATATATTTTATTTTTTTTTATAAGTTTCTTTTGCTTTTTTCATACATTCTTTTAATGATAATCCTGGGTTCTCTTTTCTACACTTCATTAAGTGTTCCATCCAACTATTCATTTTTTTAGGTGGCATAATTTTTATATATATAATCTAATTATATATTTTATTTTCACAAATTTATAATTTTTTTCTTATTGTTTCAGTTTTTGTTAAAATTTTAACAGTTCTACCATCTATTTTATCAGTTGTTTTTTCTGTTGTTGTTTTAACCATTGTTTTTTCACTTTTTTTATTAGATTTTTCTTCTGGTTCTTTTTCTGTTTCTGTTTGTGTTTCTACAGTTGATTTACTTTTATATGTTTTACTTGCTTTTTTCATTGCTTCTGCGTGAGATAATAAAGGATTTTCTTTTTTAATTTTTGATACGTGTTTCATCCATTTATTTCCTTGACCTGTAATCTTTTTTACACCTCTCGCAAGTCCTACAACAAATTCACTTATTTTTTGTTTCCAAGTTGGAATTTTTTTAGCCAGTTCTGCTACATCTTGTTTTACAAATTCTTTATTATAAGTTGCGTTTATAGAATCTAAAGCGTTCAATACAAAATCTTGACAATTATTTTTTAATGGATGATAACCTGTAAATTTTGCATCTCCCATTCGTTTTTTTGTCAAATCAACTAATTCATTAATAGTTATATCTTTATTAAATTGAACTGGTGATGTTTCTGCTTTTTTTAAAAATGATTTTTTATTAACTTTTACAAATGTATAAGATTCTTGTTTATCAAAAGCATATTTATCATTTATCAAAATACCTAAATGAAAAAATTTATCGTAAGGTTGTTTTTTTAAGAAAGCATCTACTTTATCATTTGTTAATTTATTTAATACTTCTACTAATTTATTATCTAATGGTTTTCTGAAAATTTCTATTTTCTTTATTTTTTCTTTTCCATATTTTTTAATATTTCTATCAGTTTTAGAACCAAATAAAAATGCTAATCCACCTTCTATTTCTTTCTTTTTTTTAGGTGAAGGTAAGGGTTTTATTTCCTCATCAAAAGAAATTCTATTTTTACTCATAATTTTATTATATAAATAGTTTATATTTTTATTAAAATGAAAAAAAATATAATTTAAATATATACATTAATCATAATGACAATAGAAAACTTTTATAAAAAATCAGGGATGTCTAAATATTTAATTAAACAAGATAATCCCAATTTACATTTACATAATATATCAGTCCTACCTTTTAGAATGGTTGTTGTGGCTCCATCTGGAAGTGGTAAAACAAATTTTATATTAAATATGCTTCAAAAGTTTTCACAAGGAAAAGGCACATTTAATACAATTACTATTATTACAAAAAATAAACAAGAACCTTTATATGAATGGTTAGAAGATAAAACAAAGAAAACTGTTAAAATTTTAGAAGGTATTGAAAATATCCCTAAATTAGATAGTTTCAACAAACAAGACCAACATATCGTAATTTTCGATGATCTCGTTTTAGAAAAAGACCAAAAAAAGATGAATGAATTTTATATAAGAGGCAGAAAAAAAGGGATTTCTGTATGTTATTTATCACAAAGTTTTTTTAAAATACCTAAAGTTATTAGAACAAATTGTAATTATTTCGTTATTTTAAAACTATCAGGAAAAAGAGATTTAAATCTTATTTTAAGCGAATTTGAATTAGGTGTATCAAAACAAGAATTAATGGATATGTATGAATACGCGACAAAAGAAAAATTTAATGTTTTACTAATTGATGTCGAAGCACCAAAAGATAAGAAATTTAGAAAGAACTTCTTGGAATATATTGATGTGTGAAACCATAATAAATAAAAAACAAATTGCTCTATTTTTTTAAAAATATATATAATAAATTTTAAAATTTTAGAACACGAAATTAGACTAATGAAATACTAAAAAATATATATATATAAAATTTAGTAATTTATGAGGACTAAAAATTAAATTTCAATAGATTTTTTTTCTTCTTGATGACCTTCTTTTTTGGCTTCACACTCCAATAATTTATTTTCTTCAATGGCTTTATTAAATGGATCTAATAATTCATCAATGAAATCAATACCTAATATATTTTGTGTGATAACATAACCATTTATTATTTCGCCTAATATATCACCTTTAATTTCATCTAAATTTTCGTGTTCTGTATCAATATATTGATTTCTTACTGGAGTTAATTGTTTTGAATATATGTATTTTTTTTGTGGTGTTCTAAAAACCTTTATATACATTTTTAGAAAAGCATTATATAATTCTAAAACTAAAAGATTCATTTGTTATATAATTAATATATATATTTTATTTCTATAGATTTAATTTTTATATATTCATTTATATATATTTATTTTCTTAATTATAATATATATATTATGTATCCCCAGTTAGCATATTATTACGAACATAGAGACTATAAGTTGCAATATCAAAAAGAATATTATAAAAAAAATAAAGAATGGATTACTAAATATTACAAATCTTATTATGAAAAAAATAAATCTTTCGATAAAAAAAATAAAAAAAAAAATAAAAAATCAAATAATAGGAAAAAAAAAGAGATTAAAACAGAACCAATCAAAAGAGTATTTACTTTTACTGTAAGTTTTGATTAAAATCTATAATTTATTATTATATGTATTTTCAATATTGAAAGATATATCATCAAATAGAAAATAAACATATAAATATACAAAATAAATTATTCTGGAATATCCCAATTATTATCTTTTAATCTCTTATTATAATCATTTACAGATGCTTTTAAAGTTTCTTTATTCCATAAAATAAACATAGATAAATAACCAGCCCTTTTAGGGTCATCTGTTTCTAAATCTTTAGTATGACGCTTATTATAATTTTCTTTTCTTTTTTTATCTTTGTGATCTAAAAAAGTTCCAAATTTAGGATTTGTTAATCCAAAATCAACTTTAGTATCATCACTAAAAATTGCTCTAAATCTTTTTTTTCCATTAATTTCTTCAACTTTATCTAATTTATAATTATAGATTCTATATTTATTAAATTCTTTTTTATCTATTTTTCTTGAAGGTCCATCCATTAGAACAGAACATAATCTCGCATAACCCCAAGAATATGGATTTTGTTTAGGTCTGCTTCCTGATGTTTGATATGCTTTCATACCTTTAGATTTTATTAATTCTTGTCCTTTTGTTCTTAATAAATTTTTATCAATCCAATCTGTTTCTGTAATTTTATGGTCGTATTTATTTTCAAACTGCTCGCACCAAGGTGATCTTTTAGATTTAAATTTAACATCTTTAGGTCTATCTTCACCTTCAAATATAGATTTTATCTGTTTTTCTAAATCATCCCCTTTTAATCCTTTTACATATGTTTCAGGAACACTTCTTTTTTTATTTTTGTATGTAATCATAACTTTTTTATAACCATTACCATAAATCATATTTATATAATAATATATAACAAAAAAAAAATATTTGTTCTATTTTTTTAAAATCTAACTAAAATATATATAATGAAACTTCCAAAATGGTTAAAAAAAATTTTAATTGATATTTTAGATGATGATGAATTAATTTATATCATTTTCAAATCTTTACATTATTTCAAAGAAAAAACTGATAATGAAATTGATGATTTTGTAATAGAATTTTTAGATAAGAAATTTAATTCTAATAGATTAACTTCTTTCGATATCTTAAAAAAAGATTAATTTCTTATTTCCATATTTTCAATATCTACTTTTATTTCATCACCATTTTTAGTAATATCATCTACATCTGCTACTTTATCGAAAACTTTATCTAATCCTTGAGGTGCTTTATTAGGTTCTTGAAAAAATAATTTTAAAATAAATTCGTTCTTCTTCCAATCTACAACTTCATCTAAATCTTCAAATAAATCTAAAAATATAGCAGAATCTAAATAAATATTTCCTGTTCTATTATAAAATTTATTAACAAAATGTAAATAAGCCATAACAAACCAACCACAAGCATCACTCATTAATGATTGAATATTTTTAGTGGTATAATTTAATTTTTTTTTAAATCTTTTTTCAACAACTTTCTTTATATCTTCAGGAGGTGCCATACCATACGAATCAAAATAAAATGGTGTAATTACTTTATTTACTTTTCCTATGTGTAATCCTACCCAATGACTACCTATATTAGGTTTTCCATCTTCATCATATTCATCCATCAAATTTATAACATAACTTTTATTTACTTCTAAATCATTAGGTTCTAAATCATCTTTAAAATAAACACCTTTTAATGGAATTCCCATTTTAGGAGCCAATTTTAACATTTGAAAATTATTTAACATTTTTTTATATATTATATATTTAGATAAAAAAAAATACAAAAATTTTTATACACTTTTTTTTTAGTAATTTATCTAATACTAAAAATAAGGCTTCAAAGTTGCAAGATATCAAAAAATATCATCTTAATTAAATAATCGAATATTTTTTTTATTTTTTTCTATGGTTTCACACAATTAGATTCTAACTTTTTAATAGCATCTTCCATTTTTTCATTTTGTTTTATTAAAGATTGTGCTACACAAATTAAGGGACTTATTAATTCTTGATATCTTAAACCATAAGCGTCATTTTCTTCATCGTGTATATATAAACCCCAATCAAAAGGCATAGATTTTTTTACTTCTTGAGCGATTAATCCTGTATGTGTTTCTTTGTTTTTTCCTTCTTTCCATTTATAAGATATTGGATTTAGATCCATTACGAAGTCTATCATTTTATCTTCATCTAAATTTTGAATCCAGTTTTTCTTTCTTTCATCACTGGTATTTATAGTTGAATTTGTTGCGAATATTTCACTAAATCTAAAACTTGATGATCCAATATCATAACTATCGTCAATATTTGGTCTAACGTTATTAGTATAAAATGTATTTCTTACATAAAACCCACCTAATCTATCAACAAATAATCCAACATTAGGGTCATCCCCTGTCCCATCATCAATTGCTATAGATAAACCTGCTACAGATGTATCTGTTGAATCGTATGCTGTTCCTATATACATTGTGTTAAAAGTTGCATTATCAAAAACCATTTGAGGAACAAATCTATCAACTCCTGCGACTGTTCCAATATTTCCAAAATCAACTGTTGAATCTTCTGTATTATTAGAACAATGAATTTCGTTAGTATGAAATAAATCAAATCTTTTTGTATCTGTTCCAATATTAAAAGTTCCTGTTGTGGAAGCCTCTAAATTAGAATCTAAAACTGTTTCACCTGAAACAACTGATAAATATTCAGTTTTTTCTTGAATTTTATTTAATTGAGTTTCGATTTCTTCATCTGTTAAATTGTCCTTAAATACTGTGGAATTAAAAGAACTTAAATTATTATCTGGTGGTAAATATGAAGACATTGTTTTTTATTATATACTATTTATTTAGATAAAATATTTAATCTTTTTTTTAATTCTTCATTTTTTTCTATTAAATACTGATATGTTTTTATTAAAATAGCATATAATTCATCATATCTTACACCTAAAAAATCACCTTCATTATATAATAAACCCCATTCTTCAATCATAGGATTAATCTCTTGATAAATCAATCCACAATGAAATCTTTTATGATTTTTAAATTTATATCTAACAGTTCTTAATGATTTTATAAATTCAATTGTTTTTTCTTTATCTAACTTTTTAATATCTGTTTTTTGTCTTTCATCGCTCGTATTTATTGTTCCATTTGAAGCGAATATATCATCCCATCTAAAACTCGAAGAACCTAATTGATATGTATTATCTATGTTTGGTCTTATATCATTATTTCTTAAAAGTCCTCTATTATAAATAGTTCCATCTTTTTGTAATAAATAACATAATTTAGGATTTGGTCCTGAACCTCCTGTAATAGCCATCGTAAAACCATTATTAGAATTATTACCATTTTCGTATGCTATACCCATATACATACCTCTTCTATCTGTATTAAAAAAGATAGGTTGAGACATAGCATCTACTGATGTATTTGTTGTTATATTATTACCTGTTATAGAAGTATCATTGCCTCCATCATTTATTAAAACTTTATTCCCATAAAAGTTGAAAGTATTATTATGACTTAATCCTAATCTATGATTTCCATCGTGATTAGGAACTAAATTAGAAGATAAAACTGTATTAGTGCCTGAAATAGATAATTTAGATGTTTTTGTTTTTTGTGTAATTAGATGGTTTTCAACATTAACTTTTGTTTCAAAATTCAAAGGATTAAATTTATTATATGTAAATTGAGGTGGATAATATGAAGTCATTTTAATTATATATATAATAAATAGATATATATTTTTTGTTCTATTTTTTTAAAATTCTTATTATATATTTTTAAAATTTTAGAACATTTATTTTTTTAATTTATAAATTTTAATCATTCCTGGAGAATTATAACCTGAACCATAACCAAAACCTTCAATAAGTTTCATATCATTAGGATCAACGCCTGATTTTAATTTAGGGTCAGTTTCCCAATCATCATAATAATTCGCCATATGACCTTCTAATGCTGGTGTATCATTTTTAATGGCTGTAATACCAAAAGAACTTTTATCTGGTGGTTGAATATTATTATATTGTGTAAATTCAAATTTATTTGATTTAGGATTATAACCTCTTGCTAAAAGTTCATAAATAATTTGTGCTTTTGACATCGCTTTCAAATCATTCAAAGATAATGGTCTCATAGGAAATTTTTGTGCTCTTGTTAAACCTCCAAGAATTTTTGGGTCATCTTTTTGTGCTTGATAAAATGCTTTAAATTCATTTCTCATTAAACCTATTAAATCCTTTTTACCTAAATCTTGTAAGTCTTTGTATCTTTTAACACCTACAATTTTTTCTGGTTTTACTGGTAATCCTGGTAATGCTGGTAATATAGGCATAGTTCCTGGGTTAAAATATGTTGGAATAGGAGGAGTAATTGTTGATGTTGGAATACCTGGTTTATTAACTTCTAATTTAGGTCTTGGAAAATCTTTTAAACCTACACTTTCAGCGATTCGATAAACTGAAAAATAACCATCTAATTCATTTGGAAATAATGAAACATAATCTCTAATTTCTGTTGAAACTATCCTTACTTTATTAGGTGTTGCATTAAAAGTATCAGTAAATAAATTTATGTCAGGCATTCTTAATCTTTCTTTCATAAATCTTGCTTTATGAATTTCAATACCTAATCTCAATAAAACATCATCACTTAAATTTTCTAAATAATCTGTAATATCTGTCATACTTGGAACATCGATATCTTTTATTTTTTCTAATTGTTGTCTATTAAATATTTCAAAGGCAGATTTGAGATTATTAGCAGTTGCTACTGTAAAATTATTATTAAAAACTTTTTTGAATGCTGGTAATCTTTCTAATAAAAAAGTTTTTAATGTATCATCTAAACTTTGAATAAATACTTTAGATTCTCCTGGGTTTCCACCTAATTCTCTTACTATATATTTTTCGATATTTTCATCAGTTTTAGATTTATCTAAATAATCTTGTAATGTTGATTTTTTATCTCTTCCAGCGATTAATGATGAACCAGTATCTTGTGTATGCTGTTTATTTTTTTTAAAATAAATTCTATTTTTAGATTTTTGATCCAACTCATCAAAATATCGTTGTCTTTTAAGTTCTAACGTTTTTAAATCTTTTCCTACAAAAGGCATAATTATTTATTATATATATATTAAATAAGAAATTATTTTCAAAAAGTTAATTTTTTAGAAAAAAAAATCTAATTAAAAGTTATATATAAAATAATGGTAAATACAATTGTTCTAAAATCATCAAACATAGTTGATACAACAAAAAACTCAACTTTTGAGTATAATTTTCCAAATTCTATTAATTTTAAAGATATGGAACTTGCATTAATTCAAGCATCTATGTATTATACCTGGTTTAATATTAGTGATGAATTAGGAAATAGGACTTTTTCATATCAATATGTCGTGGGTGGAACAACAAATACGAGAACTTTAACGTTAGATGAAGGTTTATATGAAGTGAGTGATATTAACAAAGCACTACAATTCGATTTTATTAATGCTGGATTATATTTAGTAAATGGCGATGGTGATAATGTTTATTATGCTGAATTTTTGATAAATACAGTTTTAAATTCTGTTGATATAAATACTTATGCTGTTCCAACATCTTTACCTTCTGGATTTACACAACCTTCAAACTGGGTGGGTTATCCAACAACAACTTATAATGTAAATGTTCGTATGGCGTCTGCTTTCAATGAAATTGTTGGTTATGCTACTGATTTTGAAAGTGGTTTATCATCAGGAACTGGAACAACATTGACATTTAATTCAACAATTGCCCCAAATGTGAATCCTAATTCATCTGTATTAGTTGAATGTAATATAATAGATAATCCATTTGGAAATCCATCAGGTATAATTTATGCTATTGTTCCTAATGTGGGCGTTGGATCATTAATTAACGTTCAACCTCCTGAATATGCTTTTAATGATATTAAAGATGGTGTTTATAATAATTTAAGAGTTAGATTATTGAATAAAAATACATTAACGCCTTTAACAATTCAAGATGGAGAAATTACATTAATTTTAGGATTAAAAAAAAAATATACATATGAAATGTAAAAAAAAATTGATAAAAACAAATATCTAATTTTATGTTATATATATATATAATGACACACTGTTTTATTGTAAATCCAAAAAATATAAAAAAACACAAGGTTAATTTAAATCCTTTGAGAAATACCAAATTAATGGATGAAGAACCTAAAATGTCTAAATTTGAAAAAAATTTAAACAGAAAAATTCAAGGCGAAGGTATGAAAGAATTAACAGATAAATTAAAAAATCTAAATGTTAAAGATTCTATGAAAAATATTAGAATCACTTTTTAATGCTCTAAAATTTTTAAATTTTATATATAATAAATTAAAAAAATAGAACAATTATTATTTATTTTTTTTGTTTTTCAATTTCATCATAATAAGTTTTAAAAAAACTATCATATTCTATTTTTAGTCGTGTATATTCATTTGATAATATTTGATTATTATGACGCAGTTCTTGAATTATAGTCTCTAATTTTAAAACTTTATTGTATGTATCATCACATTTTTTACAAATTTTATAATAATCTTTTTCTAAATCTTCTATATCTTTTTCAAAACAGTCCAAACAACAAGGCATAATATATATTAGATTTAGATATTATTTTTTTTTCAAGAAATTCCTAATAATTGTTCTATAATATCTAAACGTATTTTAAAACTTTCATTTTCTTTTTTCAATTTTTCATTATCATTTTTTAGATCATCATTTTCTTTTATTAAATCTTTTATACAACATATCATAGGTGATATTAATTCAGTATATCTTAAACCATAAGAATCAGCCTCTTCATCGTGGATATATAATCCCCAATCAAATGGCATCTGTTCTTTTAATTCTTGACTAATTAAACCACAATGGTATCGTGTTTTTTCATTGAATATAAATTTTACTGGATTCAAATTTGAAATAAAATCTTTCATTTCTGTTTGATCTAAACTTTCTATTGAATGTTTTTCTCTTAAATCACTCGTATTTATAGTTCCATTTGTGGCGAAAACATCATCCCAACGACGCGATGAAGAGCCTAAATCATATTGATTATTTGTCGCTGGTTTTACGTGTCCTGAATTTATATGACTTCTAAAATATGCTTGACTATTACTTGCTAAATATAATGCTATATTTGGATCATCCCCACCCCCAGCATTATATCCCAATCCAATACCAGCACCTGTGCCTCCTGATTCAGTGACGACTCCAACAAAACAAGGTCTTTCACTTGTATCCATATTAATACAAGCTTTAAAATATTCCACCTGACTTCTTCCATTATCGATTAATCCCCAATCAATTGAAGTATCATCAGTATCATAAGTAATAATCAATTGTCCTGATGATTGTGTATTAGTTCCTGACGCTGTTAAACCTGCTGTTTTATCTTCAACTGCTTGAACTTCTGTTTGTAATGTTATAATACTTGATCCAAAAAACGTTAATAGTGTATCAACATCATTATTATTAGGTAAATCTAATTGAGCGTTAATATCTAAAAAATTTCCATCTATGGTTGTTGTCGTTGAAGTTCCAGAAATATTTTGTGTTTTGTTATTTAATGATGTAATTGTTGAATTAACATTATGAGAACTTGTAATAATATTATCAAAATAAGATGTTGAAAAAATATTACCTGAAGCACCAATAGAAAATGTATTAGTTGTTTCTGGAAGTATATTAACATTAAATTTTATATCCACATCATCACACGATAAAGATGTATGAGTTCCTCCTGAATCTTGAAAAGTAAATTTAATAGGTTTAACAGTTCCTGAACTAAAACTATGTAAATCTAAAAATGTGCCTATAGTGCCTAAATAACCATTAAATACATTATGAGCGTATAAAGTCAAATAAGAACCTAAAGAAGCATTATTATTATCTTTATCACCATTCAATACAAAATAAACAGAATCATTATTTTCATGAAAAATACTTTGACTGCTTAAAATTGTATCTGTTCCTGAAACTGAAATATATTGAGTTTTTGTTTCTAAATTCGTGATATCTGTATCTAAACTCGTATGATTTGATGTTTCTATATCTTGACTATATAATTTAGTGAAAAATTTAGATGAACTTCCTAACGCTCTTGTTGCATTTCCATCTGGTTCTATTTCGTGTGTTATAAACTTTGTATGTGCTTCTATATCAGTTCCTATTTCAAATTTTAATATATCTCCACTTGTTCCAGTTATAAATTTAAAATTATCATTATTAGAAGATGGAGTATAATAACTAATAAATTCTAAAGTATTATTATTAAAACCCATAGAAAACCTATCATTAGTCCCATCTTGAGAAAATTTAATAAAACAATTATCGTTTTCATCTGTATTATTTTGATCTGCCATCAATCTCAACACACAGTCGCCATTTCCTCCATTACCAGCACTTATTTCAAATAAATTCGTGGATAAAAAATAATCTCCACTTGATTGTGTTAAA